AGATGCCGAACCGCCACAGTTAAGTCCGCCGGCTCTATTAAACCAGCAGCTGCAAAATTTCTGGGCTACATTGCAGGCTGTGCTTGCCCCCGCCGCCGCGCTGTGGGATGCAGCCTGGCAGCAGATGAAAACCACTGCCCTGACCGTTTGGCAGGATCTTTTGGGCGGCGTTCAGCTAACCTGGGCCGAGTACGGCCAGCCCATTGCCCAGAGTGCCGCCCTGGCGCTGGAAAACCTGCAAGGCATTTTTACCACCCTGTGGCAGAACGTTTTGCAGCCGATCCTTACTAACCTGATGCAGATTTTATCTACCCTCTGGTCCTCCCATCTCAAGCCCCTGTGGGATGACATTCTTTTGCTGGTGGCAAGCGTTGCCAACTGCCTGCTGGACCTGTGGAACAACCTGCTGGCCCCGGTGGCCAAGTGGATCATCGCCACGTTCGGCCCCGCGTTTGCTGAGGTATTCAACGCCATTGCGGACGTTGTTGGCGTGGCCGTTGGGGCTATTGCGGATGCCATCGATCTGGCCGTTGTTGTGCTGCGCGGGCTGGCGGACTTTTTAAGCGCCGTGTTCCGCGGCAACTGGGATGCTGCCTGGCAGGCCATCGGCAACACGGTCAGCACCGTCTGGGACAAGATGACGAACGCCATCAAGACCGCCGTCAATGGCATCATCGGCTTCATCAATCGGATGATCTCCGCCGTTGTCACCGGCATCAATGCGGTCATCAACGCGCTGAACGGCCTTTCGTTCGACCTGCCGGACATATTCGGCGGCGGGCATGTCGGGTTTCATATCAGCACCCTGACCGCCCCGCAAATTCCCTACCTGGCGCAGGGCGCGGTCATCCCGGCGAACCGGGAGTTCCTCGCCGTGCTGGGCGATCAGAGCCACGGCACCAACGTAGAAGCTCCGCTGGACACCATCAAGCAGGCTGTGGCCGAAGTCATGGAAGATTTGCAGGCGGGCCAGATGGCTGGCTTTGAAGCCGTTGTGGCCGTGCTGCGGGAGATCCTCTCCGCCGTGTACGGCATTGAGCTGACCGACGAGGACGTAGGCCGCGCCGTACAGCGCTGGCAGCGCAAACAGCTGACTGCCACAGGAGGTGTGTAACGTGACCCTGACCAATCTGTTCCAGATCGATGGCAAATCCCTGTACGCACCGGACTGCGACATTGAACCGAGCTATTCCGACCTGGATTCCAGCGATTCCGGGCGCGACGAAGCCGGTTACATGCACCGCGAAGTGGTGCGGGAAAAGGTTGCCACCTGGCCCATCGCCTACAGCTGCCTGACGGATGACGAATACAAGTACACCATCGGGCTGTTTGCAGGCAAGGCAACGTTTCAGTTCACCCATCCCAAAGCCGGCTCTTCCACTGAGACCGAAACCACCACCTGCTACTGCAGCAAATATGGCATCGCCTGGCATAACGCCAAGACGAAACAGTGGAAGAATTTGAAGTTTAACATTATCGAATGCTGACCGGAGGTGAATTATGTACTATTCCGTTTTGCGGCTGCCAAACGGCACTGAGCTGAAAGGCGGAGAGGCTGGCAGCACCCTTAAAGCTCTTACCCTGCACGCTGCGGTGAACGCCGGGCAGGAGTTCACCATCGCCTCTGCGTTCTCGGACTACATCGAAGCCGAAATCTGGGCGGACCCGGACGGCAGCCTGCAAATTACTGCCGGGGACGCCCTGACGTACTACCGGCAGGACGATGCCGGGAACCGCACCAAGGTGGGCGTTTTCTATGCCGAAAAGCCCACCCGCACCAAGCGCAACAGCTACAAGGTCACGGCCTACGACACCATGTCCAAGCTGGATGCGGACTTCTCCGGTTGGCTGCACGCCAATCAGGCGCAGTTCCCCAAAACTATCTGGCAGCTGGTTCAGCTGGCCTGCCAGCGGGCAGGGGTCGCGCTTGCCAGCAGCAGCCTGCCCATCAACGGCAACTACAGCGTGCAGGCATTCTATGCGGATGATTTAACCTGCCGACAGATTATCTCCTGGGCGGCGGAAGCGGCAGGCTGTTACGCCCACATGAATGCAGACGGCAAGCTGCAATTCTTGACCTACACAGACAAGCGCAGCACTGCTAAAATCACCCCGGACGGTGCCAGCAACAGCACCGCCTATTATGCTGACAGCCTGAGCTACGAGGACTACGCGGTCAAGGCCATTGAGAAAGTCCAGATCCGGCAGTCAGACAGTGACGTGGGGGTCATCTACCCTGACAGCACCACCGCCACCAACACCTATGCAGTGCAGGGCAACCTGCTGCTGACAACCGGCACCGAAGCCAACCTGAAAACCGTTGCCCAGAACCTGTACAACGTGCTGAAAAGCGTGACCTATACCCCCTGCAAAGTATCGGTGCCCAGCAGTTCCGGCCTTGCCTGCGGGCAGATCGTACACGTTAAGGACGCACGCGGGCGGGAGTTCGACACCTACCTGATGAGCGCCACAATCTCCTCCGGCAAGGCAAGCTTTGAAAGCGTGGGCAGCGCCAGTCGGGAAAGTTCCAGCGCCGTGAACAACCAGAGCTACAAGAACCTGACCGGCAAGATGCTGGAGATCAAGACCAGCGTGGACGGCCTGGAAGTAAAGGCCAGCGACCTGACCGGCAAGTACACCGACCTGAAAGCAACGGTGGACGGGCTTTCCTCTGAGGTGAAAAAAGACACCAAAATCACCGGCGGCGGGAACTTGATCCTGGGCAGTGAGAGCTTCAAAAACGCTAAATTGGGAGGTAACGCGATCGGCGGCAGTTCGGCCACGTACAACGATACCGGCAGCGCGACCGTAACAAACGCAAACTCCAATCGGTATTTTGTTTTCAACACCGTTGGCGCTCGCATTACAAAAGGCGTCACATTATGCCTGTCCGTCATGTACAAGCCAATTTCCGGCACCGACGGGTTGTGCCTGAGCCTTATATATGCCGCCGACAACGGAAATTCTTACTATACCAGCATAACAACCGAAAACCAGATTGAAATTCAGCAGACAGACGGCTGGGTGCTGCGGTATGGCACCTGGACACCCAGCAGCACCGGTATTCTGAAAACGGTCGAGCTTGGCTGCGGCAGCATAAAGGCGGGGGTTGGCGGCAGCTACACCAACAAGTTTTCGATGCTTCACCCCATGCTGCAATACGGCAATGCGCCGACCGCGTGGACAGCTAGTAGCGGGGACTACATAACAGAGAAAAGCGCCAAAAGCCTGATTTCCCAATCAGCAGATGAAATCAAAACGGAAGTCAGCAGCCTGAAAGAGACCACCACAACCATTTCCAACGATTTGGACAGCACAAAGCGGGAATTCAAAACCGTTAAAGAATCAGTATCCGCGATTGACCAGAAAGCCGACAGCATTACCCAGACGGTAACGCAGCGGATCGCCGGCGGCAACAATATTATTGCGGGCACCGACGACTGGAACAATGCGACCCTGGATGCAGGCGGCAACGACCTGAGCAAAAAGGGCAGTTACACCATTGATGGCGAATCCGTCCGAGTGACCAATAGGGCGCAGAACACCCGCTTCCACTTTGGTGCGGACAAAACGCTGGTGATTGCCAAGGGCATGACCTACTGCGCCAGCGTACTGTACAAGCTCAACTCCGGCACGGATAGCCTGTTTTTACAGTTCGAGACCAAGAGCAGCAGCGGCACAAAAAGTTATTACGGCAACGCATTCAAAAACGCGAAGCAGGACATTGCGCTGGATAACGGCTGGAAGCTGCGCTGGGCGGCGTTCACGGCGACCGCGGACGGCTATGCAGACGGTCTGTTTGTAAGCACAGCCGACGATAACGCCACCGTTACCAACGATCTGACCATCATGCACCCCATGGTGCAGATGGGCAATGCCCCTACCGCCTGGACGGCCAGCACCGGCGACTATCTGACCGCCAACGAAACCAAAACCGAGATCAAGCAGACGGTGAGCGAAATTAAGCTGACGGCCAGCACAAGCGGAACCAGCAGCACCATCAAGCTGACGGCAGGCGGAACAGAGATCACCAGCGCACAGATCAACCTATCCGGCGTGGTGACATTTTCGGATTTGAGTACCTGGAACCAGGACAAGACAATCATCAACGGCGGCAACATTACCACCGGGCAGATTCACAATAAGGCGCGCACAACCACTTATGACCTGGACAATGCCTGGATTCGTATGGGCAAAGATGCTGGCACTCGTGTGGACATTGACACGGGGCGCATCCGCTGGTACTGGGAAAACAACCTGACCGGTGTGTTAAGCAGCCGGTACGGCAAATCCTATATTGGCGATAACTCCCGCTACACGTTTTTAGGCTGGTTCTCCACCGGCGACCCCAGCTTTGATTATTCCACCGGCGGGGCCACCAGCGAGTTTGTGGGCATTGCCATTGACCAGGTAGATAAGGTCATCCACTGCAATGCCAGCAAGTTTGAAATCCCCGGCAGAATTGAATGCGGTTCTTTGAGCGTGAACGGGAGGGAGATTTAATGCAGAAATTCATGCAGATTTTGGCCACGTTGGCTTTGCTGTTGGTGCTTGCATTGGTCATCCCGCTTACGCTGGCAGCCTGCGGCGGCACGCGAACCGAAGATACAAGCTATCCGCGCCCGGAATATTCTGGCTCCCCGATGGCAGAAAGGGTGATGAAATGACCACAACCGCAAAAATTGAAGAGCTCCAAAAATCCGTCATCAACGCCATCAACAACAGCTGCCTGCACCCCGCTGTGGTGCGGCTGGCGCTGCTGAACGTGATCTCGATGGTGGAAGCCAGCGAGAGAGAGGTAAACAAAAGAGAAAAAGAGACAGAATCCTGAAAATCTGTTTTTTGTTCCCGCATAATCCACACAAAATATAAGGCAATACCGCATAATTCTAAGTGCCGATACGGCGAGCGAGGTGCGGCA